ACTGCTCAGCCTTTGAAGGTAAGGATCTTAAGATCGGCGATACCGGTTTCGTTAACCCAAGACCTGATGGCGGCTACATCTGGGCTGAAGAATGCAAAGGTCCATGTATAGTCAAGACAAGCTGGGGTGTTGAACTCAGAGCAACTCAGGGTGATTTTCTGGTATGTGCCGATAAGGATGGTGTTCCAGACAGGGAAGATCGTTGGGTAATAAACAAGATGATCTTTCCGTATACATATCACCAGGTTGAAGGCACAGACCCTGATGAAGACGTAAAGATATTCATAAGTAAAGCTAAGCAGAATGCTTATGGTAGCGATTCTGAATATGTCGAAGATGCCGATGGAAACAAGACACTCTCATACACCGATAAGGACTTCCCAGGTATGGAGTATACAGACACATATGCAGGAGCAGAACAGTTTTCAGGTCAGGAAGCTGTATATGTAGAAGACCCAGCCGGCCGTAAGAAAGTCTTTACAATGACTTACAGTGGCATCGAGATCAAATCTTTCAAGGAAGAACCAAGCATCTTCGACTGCCTTAGCAAAGCTCTTATCGAAGGCGCTAAACAGCACCAGCTCAGAGGTGCTAAGTTCACAAAAGAAGTCGATGAAGAAGGAAACGTTAAGGTGAATCCGATAACTTCAAAAGACGGAAAGTACATTTACAATGTAACTTACGAATGGGTAGGCAACGAATATATGTACGGCTTCGAAACTATAATCGATACAGGATCATTAGTTGAAGTATTTAGATGCCACTTCCAGGCTACAGTTCTCAGATAAGCTTAGCTTAAGCAACATCAATCAATTCTTTATACAATCCCGGGCAACCGGGATTGTATTTTTTGTTTATTTTTTGTACTTATATAGTATGAACGTCACTTTAAATATGTTAAGGAAGGAGGTAACATATGCGAAATCGTAAATGTGTGTTCTGTAACTTCGTCACGAATGAGAAACAAATCTATTGTAGACATGTTGTTACAGAGCATAATGACCAAGTACCTGAAGACGTAGAAGTCCCATTAGAATATGCATATTCTTTAATGGTGAATAAACCAATGGGAAGATTATGTACTGAATGTCACAGTAACAATGTTCCATTCAATACAGCAACGCTTAAGTATGCACGATTCTGTTCAGATAAATGTAAACAAAAGTATGTCGAAACTGTTAAAGGTCGTATGAAAGATAAATACGGTAAAGAACATCTCTTGGATGATCCAGAGTATCAAGAGAAGATGATTAATGCTCATCCAAATGCTCGAGATTATGTTTGGGATGATACTCATACATTCCGTATTATCGGAACATACGAAGAGGATTTCATGAATAAACTTAAGAGTTTGAATTGGGATCCGGATGACATACTTGCTCCATCCCCACATATCATACGTTACAATTGGAAAGATGGTTCTGAGCATTTCTATATACCAGATTTTGAATTACCATCAATCGGTTTAATTGTTGAAATTAAACAGGGTAATTTCAATTCATCTTATATGGAACATAATCGTGAAATTGAAGCATTGAAAGATGCAGCAGCTCGTAATCTTTGTCAGGAAACAAATCTTCATTACATAAAGATTCTTGATAAAGATTATACAGAATTCATGCATGATTATGTCAAGTCAGATACTAATAGACCAGAATAATTTTTTTATGAAAGGAATGAAAAATAATGAATACAATGAATCAACAATTGTTATCTCAAATTAATGAGATTGAGTCAACTGTTCTTGAATCAGAACTCAATTGTTGTGCTGTATTATGTAATCACTATGTAAAAGTCATGACATTCATGGAATACGGTGATCCATCATATGAAGGCTTAACAGTATTCCAGGAGTCAAATTTGTATGTTGAAGCGGATGCTGCAACTGCTGATGCTCCAAAAGAATTTCCTAAGACAGAGAATGAATCTTTCATTACAAAGATCTTCAAATTAATCGGTAACTTCTTAAAGAAGATCGCTGATTTTATCTCAATCAATGTTAAGGGTATTTGGAATGTCGTTAAGAATGTATTCTCACATCCTGAATACAGAGCAGCTAACAAATACTTTGCAGCAAACAAAGATCAGCTTGCAGAGTTATATAAGAATCCTGAAAATCTGAAAGTACCTGGAAAGGTTCCTGAAGTTGATGATGCATCTGAAACTGAAACAAAATCAGAACCTGCAAAAGTTAAGGATGAAGTTACACCAACTACAACTGAACCTGCTGATACTCCGGTTAAGAAAGATGAACCAGTTAAAGAAACTGGAGAATATAAAATGTATCCATCAGCATGTGCAGCATGGAATTGGTTTGCTGCAGTTAAACGAACATGGGATGCTCTCGAGAAAGTATTCTCAGCTGCTTCAATTGATAAATTAAATTATCAGTCTGCTCTTAAAGATGCAGAAAATGCTGTATCAGATAAGAAGTATAAGAATATCCATGATAAGTATCAGGGTTCTCCAACGTTCATTCTTTCAAGATTAACAATGGAGATTGATACAACTAATCCACGCATCAAAGGTAAGACAAAGATCCAAGCTTTAGATTATCTTTCAAACGAAGCAAGAAAGTTCGGTGACTTAATGTCTAAGGTTGATGGAAAGCGTTTAGCTAAGACAATCCAGGATAAGTCATTCAAGAAAGATGAAACAGCGTTATATGATTCTTTAAAGGATTATGTAAAGAAGCTTCAGACAAGCATCAATGATTTCTATGCGTATATCGTTGATCTTACAAAGGATCTCAAGACACTCTGTAAGGAAGTTGAAGCACAGATAGCTGCTGAAAATCCAAAGTAAACATAAGGAGGGATAAAGATGGATGTCAAACAAAAACGTGCTAATATAGAGAAATTTCTATATGGGTTATTATCTATCATTGATCCTTCTGGAGTTAACCTGAATAAGTATAAATCAATGTTTTCTAAAATGAATGATCAAGAGTTTTCTCGTTGGATGGAATCATTCTTAGCTGATGACAAATCCAATATCAGAATTGATATTGAAGAATTCGGTAATGAGAAACGTAAGCTCAAATTTGAAAACGTTGAAAAAGCCGCTGAGTATGTTGGTATTCCATTATTCGAATATGTATATACTCCACATGTTTCAAGTAATAAGAATCATCCAGTTCGTACTCGTGAAAAAGTATTAGTTGGTTGGTTGAACATCAAACGACCACAACAGTTGGTTACTAAGAAAACTGGTTATACATTATCTGATACAGACAGAGACGAAATGTCAGGATCAGCTAAGGGTGAATCTCGTGGTGGTACAACAACCGGTATCGAGAATGAACTTTTAGCAGGTGTCGGAGCAGATAAGATCATCTCAGAAATTCTTGGTGTTCGTGGAGATAACGTAGCAGAATATGACAATATGCTTCAGGCTATATCTGAGACAGGTTCATTCCGTCTTGAAGATATCAAAACAAATCATTACGATAAACCAACACTGTTAAAGACAGATATACTTTTAATGGCTATGGGATTAAAGACAGACATAGTATCAGAATCATATTATTCTACAGCTACAATCCGCAAAGCCATTGGGGGTGTTAAGTAATGGCACTTGATACTCAAGGAATTCATTTAGCCGAAATATCAAACAGATTCCCAAAGTCATTTCAAGCTTTGGGATATGATGCAGTTTTAGATGTTGATGAGTATATGAAACCAAAACTCATTTCAACATTCCAACTCTGTATCAATACTATATTAACTCTGTTATTCATGAAACCTGGACAGTATCCTTCTATTCCAGATTTAGGAATTGATATTGAACAGTACCTCTTAGAATACTCAGATGATAAAAATATTCCGGCTAAAATAATTACTCAATTAAATGATCAATGTAATCGTCTTCAGATTACTGGGATATCATACAATTGTTATTTCGATAAAACATCTGAAGGAATTGATGCACTGGTTATTGATATAAGAGGAACTGAACGTGTTGCGTACGGTTCTGAAACAAATCATGCAATCATAGGAATCACATATGATAAACTCAATAGATTATATGTGAGACAATCATTCATTTAATTCTAAAGAAAGTAGGTATTAAAAATGAGAGTAAATATCGACGGTAAAGGTTCTCTTTCACTTATCGGTGGAAAGCTCCTTCCAATCAAGAACATTGAACTCACTGAACAGGAGATTCGTGCTTTAGCTATAATCTCAACAATCAGAGTTTATTCTGTTGAATCAGGCATGCTCATCAATGCATCAAACGTAAATAACTTCTTCAAGATTGATGAAGAGGAACCTAAGGAAGTTATTGAAATTCCTTCAAAGTCAGCTGAAAAGGTTGAAACAACAGCTCCAGTTGCAGAGCCAGCTCCAGTTGTAGAAACAGTTGAAGAAGCTCCTACAGTAGAGGAATCAGTTGAAGAACCAGTTACTGAAGAAACAGAAGATGAAACTGATATTCCTGTAGCTGAAGAAGTAACAGCCGATGAAGAAGAATCAGAATCAGTTGAAAAACCAGTTAGTGGAGATGAAGTAGAACCAGTTGAAGAAGCTCCACGTTCAAAGAAGAATAAGAAGAGAAAGTAATTATTAAAGGGGAATCATTATGATTATAACTGAACAAGAATTCACGGAAGAAGAAGTATATTCATTATTCCAAGAAGCTGTTACAGATCCCCGAAATAATTTACTAAGAGAAGCAATTGTGAACCCAGTTATTGATGTATTATCTACTCCAGAAGGTAGAAACGAATACATCAAACTGGGGAATCAATTTCTTGAAGTTAACGCTGAAATGTTGGCTAAAGAGTATCCGACTAAAGCTGTTACATTCCCACGTTTATACGTAGATAATGTAATTAAGTTATTTGGATTCTCTTTACAATCACTGAAGAAAACAGTTGTTGAAGTATTAAAAGAAGTTGGTATGAGTGATTTCAAAACAATCAACTCTACACCAACTAATGTACTGCATACAGTAGTATTATCATATTCTGATATGATATTAGATAGAGAACTCAGAGATTCAGCCCGTCATCAGACGGGTCTGACAATTTACAATCTTATGTTCAATAAATACTTTGGTCATGTTTATAATGAATCTGTTATGGCATATACTTATATGAATCTTAACGGAACATGGGGATTGGTAAAATCCGAAAACATAATCAATTGGATTGGATCTATGGTTGATACGAGTTATGGTTTCTACAAAACTAAACTCACAATCAATATGACTCCAAAAACAATGGTTGAATATTTGAATCGTTTAAGATCATCATTCAATCAGAGTATGAAAACTTTATGTGATAGATTCCGTAAAGATAT